GATTGTAGATTCAGATGTAGGTCCTTGAACTCGACTTAATCTTTCGTCACCTTCAACATTGTCTAACGACTTATCTCTAGGTAAACCTAATCGAATATCGAATGGTCCTATTCTTCTACCGCCTCTTAAAATTGCCATTTACTTTACCTTATTTGCTAATCTTTTTCTGTTTTTCATGTGTGCTTCTTCAACTAACTCTTTATTTTGTCCATAATATGGTACTGCATAACCTCTATCACACATAATTTGATTTATTGACTTACCATCTATCCAAACATCACCTAGTATTCTACCAAACTTACCTGTTTCGTCACCTTTGTATGTTTTTATGGTAATCTTCTTGCCTTCTTTAATACATTTCTGTAGGAAGTATTTAGATAACAAACCGTATTGTTTTTCTACTTTATCTCTTGTTCTACTCTCTGGTGTATCAATACCAAATAACCTAACTCTTTGTTGATACAAAATGTCAAATCCCATATCTAAAGTTACATCTATTGTATCACCATCTACAATCTTTGTTACCTTTTTTACTCTATAACTAAAATCTGTAGGGTCGCCTAATTTTTGTTTTGCCATTATAGTACCTTGCCTTTATTAGGTCCTTCTTTAATTCTATATCTGCTTGAACCACCAGCATTTATATTTACTTCTTTTCTTAAATTTTTAGAAAGTTCTAATTCTTTTTTTTGTTTATTAATTTTATTAGTATGTTCTACTAACTGTTTTGTTCTATCTCTGTCCATTATATTTTTCTCCTACTATCAGCAAACACAGAGCCAAGACTTCTTTTCTTAAAGTTGGCAACTGGTAAATATACTGCAATAGCCATCTCATCAACATCTATTCTTCTAAAACCTGTTTGACATTGCTTATACAGATATTTCTTAATTGCTGGTCTGATTAGGTTTATACTTGAAACATCACCATATGACGCTTCTAATTTTGTACTACTATCAAATTGATTATTGCTAGCAAATTTCTGCATACGCTCTAATAATCTAAATCTTAATGGATATGGTAAATAATGAAAGTTTAAGCCCATAAAACCACCTTTGATAGGTTCCAATGGTAAAACTAATGGGAATGTATCGTAAAAAGGTAATGATTTTTTGTATTTAGGGTCATAAACAAAGAAGTTCATACGACCTGCACTTGGTCTGCCGTTAATACGGCCTTCCCTCATCAATTTACCTTGTGAAGCTCTATCTGCAATCAAAGACACAGCATTACGATACCATGTGGTGGCACGCTGTTGTCCGCCTTGCAAATCCTTTAATGGGTCAAATATAGTTTTAGCCATACTACTATTTATATAGCTTTCCAATAAAAAACCCGCCGATATTGCTACCGGCGGGTCAAAGTTCTAAAGCGGAGAGATTTACTCTTCCTCTGCTAATTTACTAAAATAGTCAAGTGTATCGTCTTCGTCACTTGCTACTGGCATGGCCATTTCACTAGCAGCTGGTTGAGCTACTTCAGCACTTTTCACAGGTGCAGCTGATTGAGCAGGCGGGAGGTCTGCCATCTCAACTGTTTCTGTGCTTCGTGCTCCTGAAATTACCCTATTCAGTTTCTCTTTGAGTTCATCATAGGTCTTAAAATTATCAGCAGCCACGAAAGGTTTTAGAGGATATTGTTTCTCCCAAATAGCTTTGATTTCATCATCATTGCTTTTGATTGGAGATACACCCTCAAATTCAGATTTGTCATAGTTCCAATAACCATCAACTTTTCTTAATTTCAGTTTAAAGTTTGCACCTTTCCAGAAATCAAATGGGTTGATTGGTGTTTCATCTTCAAATGCTGGTTGCATTGCTTCAGTAATCTTATCAAAGATTTTCTTACCAAATTTAAATAGAGCAACTCTACCTTCATTTTGTGGATTTTTAGGGTCACTAACGACCAAAATATTTGCATAGTAAGATAACTTTCGTTTTCTTTTTCTAGCAATCTCTTTGTCTGATTCTACACCAGTATTCCAAAGTCTAGTATTCTCCTCAGAGACCGGGTCTTTGTTACCTAGTGTTGTTAAGCTGTTTTCAATATACCAACCACCTTTATCCTGGAAGGCATGAGACCACACTCTTTGCCATGGCATATCTTCACCATTTGAGGCTGGTAAGAAACGAATAACAGCATAGCCGTTACCAGTTTTATCCATCTCAATCTTCCAGAGTCTATCGTCTTGGTATTTGTTTTTATTTGCTTGGTCCTCTGGTTTTAGATTTTGTTCCAGAGCCTTGGTTAGTTTGTCAAAATTGCTTGACGAGCTTTTTAAAGTATCGAAATCCATATTTTCTCCTTGTATTATAGTATTCGTATTGTCTGTTTAATCGACATAGTTATTTATAAGAGTTTTACCTCTTGTTTGTAAACAATATGCGTCTGTCGTGGGATTCATGGATTTACCCACAATTTTCCAGGAAGAGTCCATATCTGATTTGAGATGGTCCTTACTCGAAACTAAACAAGGTGTCTTCAGCCATTCGGCCATAACCCTCCTTGCCCATGCCTTTTGTCCTCTTAAACAATGTTCAGCCAGACAGATAAAATTACTTGCAAATAAAATTACTTTACGCATATTGTGTTACATTATACACTATTCCACCCTTTTGTCAAGCGTAGGATAGCCAATATAAAATAAATTCTTTCCTTCGTATTTTTGCCATTCCTTGATAGGTTCAGCAATCTTACCTTGGTCAGGATTTACCTTATAAAACTTTACATCAGGATTCCAATCCATCAATGTGTACCATTGGTCAACCCAATTCACATGAGGTGTTGGTGCCTGCTCTTTTGGTACATAATTCTTTGTACCAGCAAATATATTGTTTACTGTACTGGTTTCTGATACTAAATCTTGACCAATCATATAAATCTCATTTGCTTTATACTTCTTTATGGCAATATAACCTGACATTGGACCACACGCCCAACCAAGGTCTCTACCACCTAAATCATCTATACTAAATGACCTATCGTTATCATAAATCCAACTTATGTAACTATAACTTTTATTAATCTTTTCTTTATTTCTGGTTTTGTCTTGTCTAATAATACTTACAATTCCAGATAAATTAGAGCCGTGCATAACAAACTCAGTAGCATTACCTCGCTCATTTTCATATAAACCGTCCCATTGTTTCTTAACATCATTTACTTCGTTAAGGTTTAGACCAGCATATAACATCATTTCATAATGTAACGCTGGCACTTTTGTCCAATTTCTACCATAGAAATCAATCTCACTTGCAATGCCTGATTGATAGGCTTCGTGCATAATACCATTATCAACACACACTAACACATCAGGTTTAAATTCTCTGTATAGAGCATTACAACCCATTATAGTACCTTTGCCTCTTAACTTATTGAGGTCAAACCCTAATCTACTTGTGCCGTTACCTATACAAAATGCTTTATTCATTCTATCTCTTTTATGTTGTCTTGACATTTTCATGCCAATGTTCAATATTTCTTCTTCTTTTGGCCATTCTTCATCAAAGTATCTAGCCATAAAATAATTAAATAAATCTCATTGCTACTAACCAACCAAATACATTTACTATTGTAAAATATCCAACTAACATTGTTGGCCATGCTAGTCTTCTTCGCCAATGTGCATACACAGCTGTTAAACTACCTATAAAATAACCTGGGTAGATATATCTCATATCAGGATTATCTGCTGTGATGGCCATAGTCATACTTGCAACAAGTATAAAAATAAAACTTGCCATTTCATAATAAAATGCTATCTTATCCGACCGATAAGATGACATCCAAAAATCTTTTATTGCGTTCATACAAATATCTCCTTCATAATCAATTTACATTCTGTGTCATTATATATCACAAAAGGTTTTAATTTGGCAAGCCTCATTGCTATTTTAGGCCAAACAACTTTCTCTGTAATAGTTTTATCCCAAGCCTTAAAATACGATAATACTGAATCAAGTATGATGGCGGACTGGCTATCAATTTTCCCTTGAATAAGTAAACGCAAAACTCGTGGATGTTGTCCATTATGTGGTACAAAACCATCATTAAAAGAAATACCATCGCTGATAAACCTATCATTAAGTAAGCTACAATCGCTTCGAAAATGATAATTAACCGATTCTTTGTACTTTCTAAACCGTAAAAATGTTTGATTGTATTCATCTTCTAATAATTGTTTTGACCATACTCTTTCATTCTTTGCAAAATTACTTACAAAGAAATCGACAATCTCATCTTCCTTATACTTCTTACTAAGTTTGTGAAAAAAGTACCTATCGTTCCTACTTGTAAATGTATCCAGTTTCGCATTGATTTTACCCTCATACTTGATAAAATCATAGTTAGCCGAAGTAAAATGTAACTTGATGGCCAAGTAAGTCTTATATACTGAAAATCCGTCATACATTACGGTTCTTTCTAAAGTATCTACGCCATAATGTTGACCTTGTCATAGAAACTACGGTAAATATTAATGCAATACCCATACTATCAAATATACTAGGGTGTAAATCAAATAAAGGAAATATTAATAACTGTATAAGAACAGCTAATATAAAACCACTACCTACATCTATCACACTTTCAAATATATCTCTAGTCATTATTTAATTTGTATTCAAAGTTTTGTGTACTCTCACTAACTTTTATTTGTTTTGCTCCGTTCTTAATATGAAAATGGGTTGCCATTGGTGTTAAAGGTGATAAAGTTACCAATCTTGCAAAGTTTTGAGTATCTGCCCACTCAGCAAGTTTATTAATAATTTCTTTACCTGCACCTCTTTTCCTAGACCAAACTGTATATGCTACTACAATTTCGCCTCGCTGAGCACCTTGGTTGGCTGCTTGCGACATATAATCCATTTCTCTAACTGTATAAGGTACTTCTGGACATAATGCAATACAAACAATTGCCTCAATTTCTTCATTATACTTCAGGCCAAATATTTTTCGGCCGTTAGTAATTCTAAAACCAAGGGTCAGCTCAGGTCTTACAGGGTCTTCGGATACATCAATGTCATCTAGTTCGACTAACTCTGTACCCTTAACCCACTTAAAAAAATCTTCAATATTATCTTTAAACTTTTTCACTTCTTTTCTTTCTTCTTCTTAAATATTCTGTCCCAATTTTGCTCATACTTATCTTTAGGGACTTTCATAGGCCGTCTTTTATCACCTTTGCCATTCATAAAGGTAATTTACCTTGAGGTGCTGATGATGAGTTTTTTAGCAATCGTAGATTGATTGCGTCAACTTTGATTTTTTCTTTGAGTGATTTGGAAATAAGACTTCCTACTGTACCTGGGTCTAGGTCATTCTCTTTACAAAATTCTAAGATTGCGTCCATAAGACTACATCTTTTTTCTTTTGCTAACTTTTCAATTTTTAAACTAAATTCTTTACTATTCATATACACATTATACCATATAATTAATAAAAGTCAAGCGTGAGTTTATTCTGTTACGAGGAAAACTCACAAAAACCCTAAACAGCCTAGGCTGCTAATGCAAAGTTATTATCGTTTGCGTTTAATTAGCATTTAAGGTTGCCACCTA